TCATAACATATTCGCCATCAGAAGCCCCTGTATGAGTACCTTGAATATAAGAGTAATCTGTACTTGATAAATCAATATTTCTTCCTACTGTTAAATTTCCTGCAAAAGTTGCATCTCCAGTATTTGTAAATTGTAATGCAGTAGTTGTTGTAGTTTCATTTCTAATTGCAAAACCATCATTACTAACTCCAGAAGTTCCTGACATTATACTCCACGCATTACCTCCACTACCTGTATTATTTATTCTTATTCTTGAATGTGATTGGTCTGCTGAATTAATTATTAAACCATAAGCTACACTTCCATCAGTTGTAACATTTAAATAGCCACTTGGCAAAGTTACATCTCCTGCAACTAAAGTATTTCCACTTGTAGCATTTACTGTAAACTTATTTGTGTTTATTGCTAAATCTCCTGTAAAGGCAGTATTTCCACTTGAAGCAGCTACTGTAAATTTATCTGTATTTACTGCAAAGTTACCTGTTGAACTTAAAAAACTATTTGTTGCCAAAGAACCATCTACTGTAATTGCTGTTCCTGATTCTGAAACTATTGAATCTGATATTACACTTGTTGATGACCATTTAGTTAAGTTACCTGTTGTTCCTGTTCCGTCTACTTGTGAATGATCTAATTTAGTCCATTGATTGTTTGCACCTGCTATAACCCAGTCTCCTACAGTCCAGTTAGAAACACCATTTAATGTAGTAGTACCTCCAACACTTACAACATAATAATGACCTTGTGTTATAAAAGGACTATTGTCTATTGTATAGGCTTCTCCTGTTAACATTATGTCTGCACTTAAAGAAAGTGTTGTATCACTATCTACGTTTGATACTAATGCAGTTTGTCCGTCTACTTGATTTACTACTTGATCTCCTACCGTTACTGTACTTGTAAAACTTGCCGAACTATCTACTAATTTATTTGCTGTTGTTGAAGTTGTTGTTCCGTTTGCAGCTTCTCCACCCCCAGAACTTAATACTGGAGAATTAGTATCTGCATCCCAAGAACCCATAAATCTTAAACCACCTGCTAAACCGTTTACTTGTGATTGTAGTTTACCAAATCCTTCAACTATTGTATCTGTTGCTAAAACAGAACTTGCAGAAGGAGAAGTTAATCCTGTTAATACTTTACTTGTTACTGAATTATTGTCTAACGTTACTGCACCACTTACATTACCTGTTCCGTCTACACTTGATATTGTACCTGTCGCTTGACCTGTTAAAGATAAATCTCTTGCAGTTTCCCAAGCTGTAGCTGTATCTGCGTTTCCTGTTAAATCTCCAGTTACATTTCCAGTAACATTCCCTGTCACGTTTCCAGTAACATTCCCTGTAAGATTACCAGTTACATTTACATTTACTGTACTTGGTAAACCTATTGTTACTGCTTGACCAGAACCTGATGTTTCTATTTCATTTGTTGTTCCTAAAACACTAAATGTTTGTGAATTTAAAACTACTGCACCACTTCCTGAATCTGTTGTAAAATCTAAATCACTTGCATTGTTTAAACCTTTTACATAAGCAGTTGTCGCTACTTTTGTTGAATCGTCACTTGATGCTTGTGTTGTTGCAGTAACACCATTAGCTAATACAGATGTTGCAGTTACATTACCTGTTAAGTCTCCTGTAACGTTACCCGTTACGTTTCCTTGTAAGTCTCTATGTACTGTTGCAGGTAAACTTAAACTTAATCCTTGACCCGAAGCTGTAGTTGTTATTTGGTTAGTTGTTCCTGTTATTGCAAATGTTTGAGTATTTAGGTTTACATCTCCTGTTCCACTATCTCCACTAAAGTCTAAATCAGACGCAGCATCTAAAGTATCTACATAAGATGTTGTAGCTATTTTTGTTGAATTATCTCCAGCACTTTGTGTAGTTGCAGTTGAACCATTAGGTAAAACAACACCACTTGAATTTAAAGAAATAGTAAGTTTTTGATTTAATGCTACTGTTGTTATTTCGTTTGCAGTTCCTGCAATGTCTAATAATTGGCTATCTAAATCTACAGAACCATTACCAGTATCTCCTTCAAAGTCTAAATCCTGCAATGTAACGTGACCTTGTACATAATCTATAATAGCAGCAGTTGTTGGTATAGAGGTATCGTTATCGTTGTTTAAAACGCCATCTGCAGCATCTACAAACTTGCTAATTATAATGTTTTCGCCTGTATCTTTTAAAGAGCCAAATTCTAATATAGCAGTAACTTTAAAATCTCCTGCTGTATTCATAAATACCCCACTTGCTAATCCCGAACCGTCTGTTAGCTCTTTTAAACTTGAAGTTAAAGCGGCATTATCAATAGTTTTGATTAAACCTGAATAAGTATCTGATATTCTTGTGTTAAATAGACTTGCCATATTTTTTATTTTTTATTTCTTGTTTCTTTAAAAACGTTTTCAGTTTTTCTATATTTTTTTGTTTTGGTTTATATCTCATAATACCCAGCCATTAAATAATGCATCATAGTCAGGATAAATGTCGTCATTTGTATTACTTGTGTATTCGGGATAATCTGATTGATTAAATGACATAAAATCAATAAAACGTCTCGAATAATATTCCATAAATTCACGAGCTTTATCTACTAAATAATCTACTTCGTTCTTACTTACTGTTTCGCTTGTTTCTGATCTATGTTTAAATACACCACCATTTTTTATAGCATAACTTGCAAATGGAATATAATATACTTGTGCTGCCCATATTAACATTGGTTGTAAATATGTGTTTAATAATGTTTTGTATTTAGCATTAGCTACGTCATCAATTTCTCCATTAGCAATTAATGTAGATATTTTATTATATAAGTCTGTACCTGTATAGTTTTGTATATCTATTTCTTGAGCTATCTTGATAAACTGTATAAATTTATCAGTATCTACGTTGCCATCTATTATGGAATTTCTAACTAAATCAGTTCTGTTTATGAATAATGCTGTTGCCATTAGTAAGTATATTTTAATGAGCCGTGATTAGGTAAATCAAATGTTGCTTTTTTAGCTTCTTTACTTCCCCACGGATTACGTTTATATGTAGAAGGTATATCTCCAGTTCTTCTATAATTTTTTAGGTTTTCGCTTACATCTGCACCTTTTTTTCTACGATACAAAATTTGTTTGAAAGCGTGTCTACAATAACACCCTCCTTTGTACTTAAATAAATCATAAGTTTTTTTCCCTTTAGGAGCAAAATCCCCATTTACTCCAGCTCTACTTGCTTTATCAATATCTTCTATTGTATATACAACACCACTTTTAGATAATTGCATCATTTTTTCACAAAACTTTCTTGTTTTATATGTGCTTTTTCTTTTACCGTCTGCATCTTTTTGTATAGACTTTGCACTTGATTTTTTATAGTATTGATATCTTATTTTATAATTTTTAGAATCTAAATCACTATATGAACTCCCCTTTTTTTTAGATTTTATCTCATCTGCTAAACCAACTAATTTTTTTATTTTTCCTAAAGTTGTTTCTTTATTTACTATACTTGCATTAACCCATTCATCATTTGAAACATTTTCTTCATCAACATCTCTGACGTCAGTGATAGCCCACTCATCATTTATTACTTCGCCCTTTAAATGTTCTAAAATAACTTCGCCTTGTTCGTCTGACATTTTAATAGGAATACAATTAGGCACTAATCTACCGTTCTTAACTTTCATTCCGTATTGTTCATATCCTGCTTGACAAGGTTTTTTTAAATCTATTTCATCGTGTGATTCACAAGGCATATACCATACCTTATCTCCTTCTTTGTGTTCGTGATGACCAGAACATCCCATTTTTTCAGCTTGTCTTTCTGCTTCTTCTTTAGTTTCGTAAACCTCTAATCCGTCTATTTCTTTAAGATCAGTAGACATTTTAATTCCAGTTTCTTCTTCTATTTCTTCATCTGTTTGTACGCTTCTGTCAACATCAGTAAATTCTAATGGCTGTAACGTGATAAAGTAGAGGTTTAAGGCGATATTATTGTAAGCAAGTATATTATCAAAGCAGTCTATTAAAAGTTCCTGAAACGGTCTTATAACCGTGTTATCCATTAGCAAAGATGCAGTCTTTATTTCATCTGCATTGTTTCCAAGACCTGTATTGTCTTTTATACCTAAAAGCATAGGACTTACTACTCTATGAGCTACTAATACTTTACTTTGTGATTCGTCACTTAAGAATTGGTATTGATTGTGAGCATCTGATAATTGAACAGGTGTTATTTCTGCTTGCGCTTCTTTATTGTCGTTAAATGATAATATAAATTTACCTGCATTACTTGTTCCACTAAATTTTTGTGCAATACGTTGCTCTATTAGTTCTCTTTCTTGTGGATTGGGTGTTCCATTATTGAAATTTATAAGCATTGAAGGACTTAAACCATTCATTATATTGTTTAAATGATAGTTACTGATCTCCTCCTCAAGCTCTGCATATTGTATTCCACCTTGATAATCTACTGGTGCATAGTAGTAAAAGCCTGATTTATAAGGTTTTACATAATATATTTCTATGTTTTCTTTTGACATTCCATAAGCTGGTATTCTTAATGGCTTATCACTTGGTTTTAATTTCGACCAATCTTTAAAATAATAGTATGCTGGTATATCTCCATCTTCATTACATTTTTCTGCTCTTAATGTTTCAATAGGCATATGTTCTATTTGAGCAATTTTAGTTCTGTCTTTAGAATAAATTATTTGCATTGCACATTGACCCATTAGTTTTAGATCATAACATAGTTTTCTTACAATATCCTTTTTAAATAATGTAATCATTTCTGCATACTGTTGTGGTTTTCTGTTAGAGTCAGTAGCTCCTAAACCTTTACCGTAAATTTGTTGACTTATACCATTAATACAGGCATTGTTTGTTGGACTTCCATTGTATCTGTCTATTAAAAATTGAAAGTAATTGTTATCTTCCCCGTAACCTACCCATTCTTGGTTTGGAACTTCTGTCACTTCTGGACTTGTATAGGTACTTAAATTAACAAAACTAATTTCGGATTTAGATTCTTTAACAAATTGACCTAAACTATTTCTTTTTCTATTTTTCATATTACAATGTAATCATTATTATAAGAATTGTCTGTTATGTATTGACCTTGATTGATGTTATAGTATAAATTATCCATTTGATCTATTTCTTGGTCTGTACAGAAAATCTTGTCTTTAAATATATCTACAATGTTTGTTGTATCTACATTCCAAAATTCATTATAAACTTCCCATAAAAAATAATTAGTATTCCAAAAATTTGGGTCTGTATATAATTCTAAATCGTAAAAATGACCTTCAACTAAAACAGGACTAAATGCTTGACTAAACGTTAAATAATTACCAGTTGTTGTGGCATTACTTACCTGATATGTTTGTATGTTGTTTGTACTATCGTCTCTTATTGATAAAGTAAACTCATCCCCATATACTCTTGGGATAACTTCAAAGTTTTGAGCCGAAGTTGTGGTCTTTAATACAATCATTTTATATATAACGTAATAAATAAGTTATTTTGTGAAAATGTTAAAGCAAAAAAAAAGCACCCCGAAGGATGCTCTTAATTTAATATCAATAAATATTAGTTAGGTTCAATTTGTGTTGCGTCTGCAACAATTAATCCTGAATCTAAAAAGTAAGGAGCTAATTCTTCTTGACCTTCCATTACTAAAGTAAATCCTGATAAATCTCCTGCTGCAGCTCCAGAAACTACTGTTCCTGAAACAAACTCCATTCCGTTTTCAAGTCCACATAAGAATTGATTTCCGTAATAATCTTCAACAACAACATATGGTCTTGCAACTGCAATCTGTTGTAATTCTGCTTGAGTTTTAGCATCAAGGAATGTTAGTGTTAAATTTAATGTTTGTGTATAAAAAGTAGTTCCATTTTCTCTTGAACTTGTTACAGTAGTTTCAAGTGAAGAATTACCCTTTACATCAAATTGATACCAGTCAGGTTGTGTTCCTGCGATAGTTGTTACTTGTTTTGTAGTAGAATCTACAGTTACACCAGTAATACCTCCGAAGTCTCCAAACCAAACTGTTTTTATGCCACCGAAGGCACTTTTACAAGGTAACTTTCTCCCTGTGTTTAATGTACAAGCCATAGTTTATATTTTATTTTATAAAAAAAGGGTAAGTAGGTTATCCCCACCTACCCCTATTTTTGGTTAATTTAATTTATTAAGAATAAAGAACGATCTCGCTTCCTATTCCGTATTGTACTCCAGCAGTAAATCTCATAATAACTCTTACGTTTTTACTTCCGTCAATATCTGCCATATCAATCAATTTTACAAGATTGTAGTCAGACATTAATCCAGTTCCAAAGTAAAGGTTACTTCTTTGAGCAGCCATTGCATAATTGTTTGGTAAACCATTAGCAACAAAGATTTTCACACCGTCAATAGAAAGATTTTCTCCTCCAGCATACCAAAGTGTACCTCTGTTGTCAATACCATTTGCTCCTACAGAACCTACATTTTCAGTTCCTGCAACGTTAGTTATAGCAGCATATCCACCTAAAGCTCTTACATAGGCTTTAGCAATGTTTTGTGAAACGTAGATGTGTAAATCATCTTTACCATATAAAGTAGATGGAATTGCATCTACAATTTTTCCTAATTCAGCAATTACGTTACCAGAATTAACAGTTGTAGCAGCAACATCAATAACATCTCCGTCAGCAGCAGCTAAAGTTGTGAATCCGTCAAATTCTCCAGCTTGTGCGCCTCCAAGATTTCCTTGCCAGATATTGTTTTCTGTTGAAGCAGATACTTGTTCTGCAACGTGAGCTATTAAGAAACTTGAAAAATCAGGAGGTAGGTTATCGAAAGCAGAATAGCCCATAGATACAGCTCCCCAGTCTGATTCAAAAGGTGTTTTACATAATTCAAGATTTACTTGAAATTGTTCTGGCTGGATAATTCTTTCTGTAAGTGTTACAGAACCAGCAGATGTGAAGTCACAAGAATCATCTGTAATTAAACCAGAAGTAACAACTTTTTTCATAACTTCTTTGAACTTAATGTTAGGCTTAATTTCGATAGCACCCTGACTTAATGTGTTACCACTCAAAAGAGCAGCAGCAATGTACTTACCTGCAAATTCTCCAGCATAAGTAGTAGTAATAGTTGGTTGTGGCATAATTATTTATTTTTATTTATTTAATTGATTTAATATATAGTCCATTGTAGAAGGCTTTCTATTTGGCGAAATTCTAAAATGTTCTTTTTTTGCGTTTCCTGATTCAGGATTATGTTTAATTGGTGCAGCAGCAGGTTGTGATAATTCTTCCTTTAATTGCTCGTTTACTTCTTCGTTAAATTCTTCTTTAACTGTTCTGGATTTAGGTTGTCTTGAAACTTCTTCTTCCATTTCAACTTCTTCTTCCATATTTTTTTCTCCGACTTTAGATTTAAGATCAGCAATAGCATCTTCAAGATTTTTAATTCTTTTTTCCATTCCTGCCCAGTCATCTACTGCAGCTTCTTCTCCGTCATCTACAAGTTCTTCTTCTTTGTCTTTGTACTCTAAATCTTCGGTTTCATCTTTAGATTCTTCTTCCTTTTGTGGAACTTCGTCAGATACTTCTCTAACGTCATCAATAATTCCTTCTTCTGCAACAACTACCAGTCTGCCATCTTCAAGTAGGTATTCTCCTACTGGCATAGCAACTTTTTCGTCATCTGTAAGAATAA